TGGGCGAGGGATACTTCGTGGGGTTGTGGCTCACGGAATTGGATGTTCATGCCGGCTTCGGTGGTGAGTCGTGCGAGTTGTCGGCCGATGAAGACTCCCCAATCGTCGGTTGGCTTGCCGACTCTCTGTCGTCCTACACGCCATTCACAGTGGTTGGAGCCGACGCTGAGGTAGGTGATGTCCTCGACGCGACTGTAGAGGTCTCTGAGGGTCTCGTAGGCCAGGGTTATGCTGAGGTCGACCTGGTCCATGATGCTGAGCGAATTGGACTGGAGTTGGTGTTCTTGGATGTTGTTGAATCCTTCGACGGTGTCTCCGAGGTCAGCGAATACTATGCGCTTTGGTTTGACGTCTTCGACGAGGTCCATGAGAGTTGCTCGTGTTTCGTGGATGCGGTCCAGGAACTCAGGCAATCCTCCTCCAGCGTCTACCTTGCCGGTTTGGAGGTCGGACCATGCGATGACGAGAGCTCGGTCGCCGGATGGTTTCACTCTCTTGGTCTTGACGGTCTTCCTGGCGGCGGCCATCGCTAGTGGTAGGTCGTACTCGCCGGACTTCATTCGGAAGTGGAAGCGGTATGACGTGAGCCATACCACCTCCCCATCCTTCTGAGCCTGCCAACGTGACGTCCTCATGGGGCCTACGACTTCGATAGCGGTCGGGTCGTAGCCGGCTTCTCGGAGGAACTCGTTGAAGTCGGGTTCGGTTTGGTAGCCAGGTGTGGTGGCTTCCCCTTGGATTCCGTCGAAGGTGACCGCTGGACGGAAGTCGCGTGGCGGTTCTACCTTGTCGGCAGGTTTCAGGTTCTCTAGCACGGGCACGTCCCCGCACGGTGCTTCTCGATGTGATAGCGGGACACATCCAGTCCACGCTGACTCAGAGCGAGAGCGAGTTGTTGTGGCTTCCAACGTAGGTGGTCCTCGACGGCGGCCCACAAGATGTCACGGTCTGCCATGTCGAGGTCCTCGGCGACGAGTTGGAGCTTACAGGGTCGCTTGAGGTTTGGTGGTGTCAGGCCTTCAAGCATCTTCTTCCCCTTCCCTTGCTTGTGCGACTACTTGACGGATGAGAGCCAAGAACAGGATGGCTCCGAAGACGTAACCGAGGACGGCGGTGACCGGCTCGGCTTGGACCGCGAGGAGGATGTAGGTGACGGCCATGAGCGCCACCAGAATGTTCGCGATGACCATCTTCATTAGAAGGGTGCCTCCTCCGTGATGGGCTTAGCCGTTGGCCAGACATCGGTGAGCTGAGCTTGTTGGGCACGGTTCTCGTCGTAGCCTCCGAAGTCTTCGCTCTTCGGTGGTGTAATTTTGGGTTGGTTGACGTGAATGGCGGCACGTTGACGCTTCTCGCCGGTCATCTTGTCGTCCCACTCTTCGAGTCGGGCACTGAGTAGGCCACGGATGTCGTAGTGTTCGCCTTCTTTGACGAAGCTGAGCTCGTCGGCCCAGACGGTGAAGTATTGCTTCTTCTCTTCGCCTTGACGTGTCTGGTATGAGGTCGAGCATGAGAACCCCTTGTTCCCAATCATGCGCTCTACCTTTGCGTTCCTGATGATGATGCTTGCCATCCCGTTCTCCTAATCTCTAATCCAATGTTTCGGGTGGATACAATCCGAGAATCCGCAGGTCCGTCCTCCTGGATGGATGGGATTCCCTTCTTCGTCAATCGGTGTCACATCGTCCCTGGCGAACTCCCCTTGGTGGGGAACACACTTGCCATGAATGGTGTGGACCGTTTTGACTTTGATGGCTCGGCAACTCGAGCACAAGGTCGGATTCTTCTTGAAGTTTTGCGCCTCCCATTCGAATCCGCATCGTTCACAGGTTGCTTTGGCCATCGCGGTCGAGTTTAGCGTTCTCGACCGACACTTGAAGGTTGTCCGTGTCCCAGCGTGTCGACCAGTATGCCGTCGCCTTCTCACGGTGTCTCCGTTGCTCACCAACACGTCGAGGGTGTAGGAAGGATTCTTCCCTCAGAGCCTTCATGTCGATGCCGAGTTCGTCAGCCCAACTCACTGGCATGGGACTCGCACAATCATGACGTTCGCTCGGTCGAGCTTGGAGATTGCGTCGTCACCATCGCAGAGCAACCGGATGGCATCGGTGGTCATCCCCTCCATCGGTGGGGTCATCCATATTGGAATCAGGTCATACTTCATTCGTTTTCCTCCCATAGTGGTGTTGGTGGTTCCAGGCCGGCGGCCTTGGCCACGTCTTCAGGGTTCTCGTGAGGACCCCAGTGATGATGTTTGGCCAGCTCCGAGTAGAAGTCGACCATCTCCTTCAGGTTCTTCGGTGGTGGGACGGATTCACCCGTCGGGTAGATGTGTTCCTTGTTGTCTTGGATGGCCTTCTCTTCTCTCCAGCGTCGAACTATCTGACGGATGTGGTGTGGTTCGAGGTAGGACGATGAGCTCCTGAAGTGTTCGATGACGGCGAGCTTACATTCGTCGAGCTCGAGGTCGGAGAGTATGCGTCTCCACATCTCGACCGTGCCATCGTGGACTCTCCGGTTGTCGACCATCTTGATGCCGTTGAGTAGTTCTCGGACCTCAGACGAGTTCATGACGGTCCTCGAGTAACGGCCACTCAATTCCGTTTCCGTGTACATGGGCTCCCTCCCTAATTGTGTTCTTAAGATTGGTCTTCTTAGAAGTGTTCTTCTTAAGTGTCCGGTTTTCCGATGTCGGTTTTCCGGATGTCGGTTTTTCCGATGTCGGATAATCGAACAACGGTGATGATGGCTCAGAGGTTACCCATAGGACCTCGGCGAAGGTTCCCGACACGCCGCGGAGTTGTTTCCGTTTCAGGTAGCCGGCATCTTCGAGCTCTTGGACGGCGGCGCGGATGATGTGCTTGCCGCATCCGTTACTCCTGGCGAGTGAGCCGATGGTGACTGACCAGCCCTCGGAGTGTGAGAGTAGTTGTGCGAGGAGTCCGATGGACTTGAGCGAGAGCCTCTTGTCTCTCACCCAGTCGTTCGGGACTTGGGTGAAGTTGTGTTCGTGAACCATCTTGGTTCGTTGTATTGGCATGAGCCTCCTTCCGTGGATGTCGAAGAACGTATCATATCTCGGACGTCCGACACGCCGGGCTTGACCCCTCCCCAACTATCGGATACCCTGACCCTGTAACTCATCCAGGAAGGAGAACAAGATGAATGAGTTCGGAGAATACGAGTCCAAGGAAGACCGCGAGTTTCATGAGTCCCAGCGGCGCTCGAGAGCGTACCGTCGGCTCGAAGCGGAGAAGCGTTACTGGTCAATGGACCCCGTGAAGATGGCGGAGAAGTTCGCTCGCGATGGTGGTCTCACGACACCGACGGACCTCATCGACTGGGCTGGCGAGCAAGCCGTCACAGTGCTCGGTCAGGAGCGCTTCGATGAGCTGAGGGCCGAACGGTTGGCCGAGGCCGAGAAGGAGCGCGAGGAGGATGCCTTCTTCGACCGGGTGTGGCAGATACTCGACGAGATGCCAGAGGTCGAGTTGGTCCAGGGTCACAAGAACTTGGACAATCCGGAGTGGGTCGCCCTGGTGGAGAAGGCGAAGGAGCTGGCCGCGAAGTAGGTCGCGACACGCCCGGGAAACTTTTTTCCTAAATGGACTTGTGCTCATAGCGGGATACCATTACACTGGAATCATCAACAAGGAAGGAACACCAAAATGGCAAACATCACAATCACACTGAACCAGGACGAGCTCCGTGCTCTCTACACCGCTCTCGAACTTTTCGAGGTCGACCGTGAGACCCTCATCGAAGAAGACGAGCAGTGGGCTCCAACCTTCGAGTCAATCGACAGCTTCTACCGGAAGGTCCTCATCGAGAAGACAGTTCGGGACTTGGCCAAGGAGAACTCACACCTCTCCCGGACCGTGATTCGGAAGATAGTTGTCGACAACCTCAGCGACAGGGAAGGATAGAACAATGGCAACCAAGACACAGGTCACCAGACTCCTAGCCAAGCAAGGAGCCACCTGGTCCGAGAAGACCTTCTTCGACGAGTACGAGTTCGAAGCCGCTCTACCGGAACCCTACGTCTGGAAGAACGGACACGACTCTCGAGGCGTCAGCGGGATTGGAGCCTTCGCCCAGACCAAGATGTATGACGAATCCATGCGGGACTTCTGGGACTCGGTGATGGCCATGATTGACTACGAGGTCATCGACCCCACGAAGGACTAGCCGGTTCCCTCGAACACCGCATGAAGAATCTCCCTCATCGGCACCAACACTCCTCGAGTGCCACGCCGGTCAGGAGACGTCCACGGCTTCTCGACCCGACGGCCATGGTCGAAACACACCCGCTCAAGACGAGACCTCGAGATGGTCACGAACCCGACACCGGCCGGCCCAGCGAACGACCACCACTCAGCCCTCGTCAACAGAATCCCAGACTTGACCCATTCACCACCACGAGTCTCCTGGTGAGTCTCGACATACACGTTCCCCGTCTCCAGGACACGATGGTCAGTCTTCGTCTCAATGCGGCCACCCTCCAGAGCGACCAGGAACGAGTCCACCAGGTTCTCGCCCACCTTGCCACGAGCGAAGTCATGGTCCCAGTGCGGGGCGTACTCAGAAGAAGGAGAGCTCGTCACCATGCTTCGGAATCCAATCGACCAAGAAGTTGTCGTCGATGGTTCCCCACAAGTCCATCGTCTGATAGTAGACCGGCTCCTCGTGTGGCACCTGACCAGGCACCAGCTTCCAGCCGTTCGACCTCGCGATACGAGCGGCCTCCGGATTCGATTCCATCTCGTTGTTCAGCCACGAGCACACCACGATGATGTTCGACGGGACGTCACGAACCTTCGAGCCACCCATCCCACGATTGAGTCGATGGTGTGGGGCGACAGCTTCCAGCTCGCCACAGTGAACGCAGCCTTCGTCACGGTCCAGGAACTTCCGGAATTGCTTCGCGTTCACTAGGCCAGGTTACAACCTCGACCAACCGGACCTCGGTACGGGCACGCTCCTTATCGGTGAAGAACTTCCGCAGATTCAACTCGACAACCTGGAAGTCGTCCACGAACGCGACACCGTTCAGAGCATCCATGACCAGCTTCGCCATGTTGTCCAAGTCTCGTCGTCGACGATTGCCGTTGAAGAAGTCAATCGAGACGATGACGTGGTGTTCGAACAAGTGTTCGGAAGCCGCACGGTACGCCTCAGCGACCAACTTCTCGGCGGCCACAGTCTCCTTCGGAGTGTAGGCACGGCCACGAGCGACACGAGGACGTTGTTTCGACCTGGGCTCACCCTCGACAGTGAACTTCACCGCGTTAGCCGGTGTAATCCCCTGAATCGTATTCGTCTCCCAATCCATTGAGTTCCCTCCTCTGAGCGACGTATCGCTCCATCTGAATGTCGCCCATCACCGAACTCATCTCCATGTACTCATTCATGAGACGGAGGAATTGGCTGAGCGTCATGTTGTCGAACTTCTTCCGGTCATGACGATTCAACGAGCGGCGAAGGAGACGACCGATGGCCACAATCTGACCAATCCCAATCGGCTTCTCCAGGATGGGAAGGATGTCCTTCACCGGCAGAGAATCATAGAGCGGGAAGTCAATCGCTGAGAATGGTGGACGGCTCATGATACTCCCCATTCTAGCCGGACCAGTGCGCTAATCGACCGGCCAATCTCAAGCCGGTCCCTCAAAGCTCGGAGGTGTTGTACGGCGGCTCGGTGTTTCACCTCGGTCAGCTCAAGCTCGAGAGACAAGTCAGCCGTCTCCAGCTCCGCCGTGTACCGTCGAACATCCATTGACCCCTCAGTGGTGAGGAATCGTCGAGCGTACTCCTTCTTGAAGGCCGCACGAGCTCGCACAACCTCCTCGTCAAGAATCCCAATCGTCTCAGTCGTGTCGTCAATGTCACGACCAATCTTCGACAAGGTGTCGACGACCTGGGCAGGGGTCAGGTTACTCACTCAGAATCTTCCGACCAGTTTCGTGAACCCATTCGATGACCTTCCCGTACTTGTCACGCTTGTCGTGAGCATCGTAACGCTTGTGAACATCGACCTCCTGGCGAATCTTGGACACCTTGTCACGGGTCTCCTCAGCCATCGCTAAGAGCTCCTCTTCTCTGTTGCTCATGTCAGAGCCTCCTTCTTCTTCGTGAACTCACGTTTCACTTGTTCCGAGAAGCCGCCAGCGACAGCTTCTTCGAACAGCTTAGTAAGAGCGTCCACAGAATCCGCGGATTGGACACGCTTCATGAATCCCTCTGGGACGTCCGGCTTCAGCACGGCCGCCTCATACGAGAACGAGTCAGGGTCCGGCTCGTCCGTCGGCAGACAGAACGTCTGGAGGATGAAGGTACGGAACGCCACAGACATCGCCTTAGCCGTCGCCTTGTCACCAGAGTCGAACGCCTCAGCGACAACCTTCCCCTCCAACGGGTCACCCTCGGAACCGTAGACCGCGTAGCACACCTCGACACGCGCCACGTTCAGAGCGCCGCCACGAGCGGACGTCATCCCCTCGTAGGACACGTTCGACCAGTGAGGCATGATGAATCCACCATGTTTCCTCAGAGCCGGTCCGATAGCGTTCACGACCGCGTCAATGCCACGGAAGTTGAATCGCTGATTCTCATTCCGGTCCTTCTTCGCGACCGCCTGAACTTCCTTCATCACATTCATTACTACTTCACGAGCTTCAGCCATTAGAAGCCTCCTTCCATTACATTGAGGAGCCTATCGGCCACCTCCGACAATTCGTCAATCATCTTCTCGTCACGGTCAATCTCGACCACCTTCGGCTCGAACCATCCAGGGACGAACCCTCCGACGGAATCGACACGGAGCATCCAAGCGAAGACACATTGGTTCGCTCCGGTCACGAACATCTGCCACTGGACTTGACGTCGGTACTGGATGGGAATCTTGTCTCCCCAATCCTTGCCCGTCGTCTTCACCTCCGAGATGGTCTCATGAGTCAGGCTCAGCCCATCTGGTGTGGCCAGGTAGCGAGGGTTATCCTCGTGAGCAATCAGCCACTCGTTCGGCAACACACCAAACTTCATGAGCGACAACCCAATCCAACCCTCCTGGTCCCGACCGAACTTCATGTAGGGGTTGTCCGGAATCTGCCGAGGTGAACGAATCTCCTCGACCGCCTCCTCGAATCCCGAAGTGGTCGCCGCCTTCGCGACCTGAGTGGCCGTCACACCACCGCGTCGAGCTTCCAACCATCCCTCGAAGTCGATGTCCTTGTTCGCCTTGAATCTTTGAATGTCAATCACCAGAGTTGTCCTTCTTCCGTTAGCACTTCGGCAATCCAATCACCAACGTGCGACGGATGACGGAACGTCTTGATGTCCTTGTAGGCGACGCCGTTCTTGTACGTCTCGACGGCCCATTCGTCTTCGGACTGGTAGGTGACGAAGGAGACCTCCGGCGTAATCATCGGATTGCCGAAGGCGTCCACCGTCTTCCTCATTCTGGGTCCTCTTCGAGTGTTTCAGGTGTCCAGCTCGTCGAGTTCGTGAGAGCCTCAGCGAGCTCTCGAGCCGTTGACCGTTCGACGATGAGGTGACCTTCTGGTGTCATCGTGAACATTCCCTCGCGACGCTTGACGTGAATCTCGCGGCCGTCAATGGTTGTCTCAAACATTCTCCCTCCTTCCCAAGATGATGGGGATGGCCGCTCCGAGAGCGAGCACTATCCCGACGAAGCCAACCCATCCGGCAGGGCCGTCAGGTCGGAGGACGTAGTCGGCGACCATGAGGATGACGCCGAGGATTGCGATGATGGTTGCGGCTCTCATAGTCCACCTCCGATGGTGAAGAGGAGAGTGACACAGACTCCGAGCATGAAGGCGATTGGGATGGACGACCATACGAGTGCCATGTCTCGGTTGGTCATGACCCAGTGTTTTGGGGCTCGGTATGTTTCGCGTCGGTGGTTCTTGAGTTGGCGTCGTGTGAGGACGCGGTCGGGTTCCTCGATGATGTTCTCGAGTTCCAGGTTCTTGTAGTAGCCCATGATGATTCCTTCCTTGGTATTGGTATCACGGTTCGTCTGAGGGTAACACA